CCCGCACCAGTTGTAATCTCTATATGCACGCTCGGTTCTTCGTGATACGTCTTAGTGAAAAATACTTCTTTGCCACTGCCCGCATCAGCAACTTCATCGCTCCCATGTTCGTCAACATCCGGCAAATCTCCGAAATAGGCTAAAGTAGAGCACGTTACATAATCACCTAAGTTTTCTCGCTCGAGCGACATTTCGATCTGAAAGTACCGACAGTAATAATCACCCGCCTGATAATCAACCCAATCACTCCAGACAATGTTGTCCTCAGAAGTTTTTATTCTGAAGCTGGCCGCTCTGAGCGTTTCCTGACCTGTGAACCTAAATGAAACGTTATCGTCGAAGCGTGACGTACCATCACTGTTAAAACGCCTTCCTGTCGAGATTGAAGCAATAACATCAACGCCTATATAAACTGTTGCGACATATCCAATATCCCTGACCGGCGTCTCATATGATCCTGATAACTGACCGTCTGAAATAATAAGCGTTTCTGAATCTCGCTCGAGGTTGGAAAGGGTGCCTAGCCAATCGGGATGTTCTTCATATTCCGCAATGATATTTCTAAACGGAATAGTGCTAACAGTGACAATTGCTTCCTTAGCGTTCTCTGAATAATTGCCTGAGGTGTCCATTGCCTTAATCCAATAACTCTGCTCAACGCCTCGTTTAACATCAGTAGTCAGGTATGAGGTGCCTTGCTGAAAGGTAATAAGCTCACCACTTTCCCAGTCAATGCCTCGTCTGATCTCATAACCCCACACATCAACATCGCTGATCGCAGTCCATCCGAAATAAAGCATGTCTCGGTTTTGATTAACCAAAAACGAAGTCACATCTGATGGCGGTGCTGATTTACCGATAATAGTAATCTCCTGAGTAGGCGATGTTTCAAAATCACCTTCTTCGCCATTGTCCGTGACAGAAACGACTCTCACCTTGTAGGTGTAATCATCGATTATGTCGCCGAGTATTTGAAAATGCGTTCCAGTGGTCTCACCCCTAAAACTCCAGCTCGCTCCATCGCTATCGCTTATATAAATCTTTGCTCTGGCGTACGACTTAACGTAATAGGACACAACGTCCGGCTTATCAAACCAAACATCAATGGCATTCTCGATTGTGCCGTCTGCTTTTTTAACCAAGCTCTCGGTTAAATTTAGATTCTCAACATTGGGGATCTCCGAAGATAGTGAAGAATAGTTATTGTTCGGTAGAATAATATCTGAGTCGTCATAAACATTCTCGTTATATTCAAGAGCCTGTATCTGGCATTCATTCGTTCCTTCACGCTGAATAGAAACAACACGGAAATCTTTTTTTACTTTGTTTGTCTCTCCAATGGCGTACACATCAAAAACCTGCGGTGCATTGCTAAACGCTTCACACTCAACCTCTGTATATTCTCCTGTTGGGGAAGTGATAAGTTTTTCCTCAATCGAATCGTCAGAAAACCTAACCTGAATCATGTATGACTTCCCATCTTCAACAACCATAGTACGGTCGAGTTTAACAAGCGTAGTTGTCGATCCTGCCTGTACCCTTCCCGAAAAACCCCACTGCGGAACGTCATGTGAGATTGAAATAATATCTCCAGCCTGACAGGCGATAGCATCAATGCCTGCCCTAAAAGCGATTGAGCGATTGATATACCTTGCAACCTTTAAAGCGTACCGAGCCGCCCTGATAGCGTAACTTGTGCGTGTTGTAAAAAGCCGGATCTGGCTCTTACGCATTGGCTCACCCGAAGATAAAGAATCTTCATCAATATAAGAAACCGTCTCCTGCCGGTAACCTTTATCCTTATCCATAAACTGAATCTCGATAACATTGGGAATTTCTTTCAAGGTCTTCCAACTCTGAGCAAACGTATCTTTAACAATATTTCCCATGCCGAAAAGCTGGGTTGGATTTGATTCCTTATCAATTTTGAAAGATAACCCGCCAGCACTATAAACAGGCATAGCATTAAATGTAGCGCAAAGCTGAATCAACATATCAAGTGCTTTAGTGTTGGAATCAATAACAACATCCATCCTGAAGCGTTTTTCAAAACCGCCTTCACCGTTGGGAACTTTTTCCTCGCAATACTGGCTCATTTCCAAAAGTGAAGCGTTATCCAAATTCGTGTGGCTTATAAACTCACCTAAACCGTAACGATAGTTAGTAATGAAATCCCTTAAACACCAAACAGGGTTGGCGCAGTATTTATTGACATACGTTGAACCATCCCAATCAAGCAAAGTATCATCCGCAAGTAACCGGTAATCTGACCCATCCCAGTAATAATCTTCCCAGTCAACCGGAACGCCTGCGTTACGCACATCAGGAGCTGACACTTTTCTGCCTTTGACAATACATGTAATGTTAGGCATAGAACCCGAAAGCTGATCAGTTGCTAAAAGCTTCAGTCCCAAAAGGGCAGTGTTTGGATACTTTAAGTCATCTGTTTTAAGCTCATCCATCTGAAACCACATAAGATCGCCCTGCTTGAGCGGATCCAGTGAAGAATCTTCTGACGTTCTTGTAACACGAATATCGTACTGTCCCGGAACAAGACCTTCCTTGCGGAATATTCTACGAACAGTTGATCTTGATTTTGCTGAGATATCTATCTCACCTAAATCAATGTAAGTAGTATCGGCGTGCAGTTTATACTCAACCCGATAAGTAACGCTCCAGCTTGAAATCCCGCCACCGCCACTTTGTTGATATAGTCCGCTCCCAAGCCTTAAATGAATTTCAAATGCCTCAACATCGGAATCAACGGTGGTGTAAATATGCGGGCTATCTTTCGTAAGGTTCACATTAACCGGGTAAAGATTATGCAGATCCTCAAAGTTCGGAATAACAGTTTGCGTATTAGTTCCGTATTTTTCATAAATAGTTACGCCCCCGAAATTAGAAACTGGGTTATTGTTTATTTCAATATCCCCAACGGATTCGATCTCACCTTCACAAAGAGCGAGTAGAACATTTAAATAATTTTTGTCACCGTCATCCCTTAAAAACTGGTTTATGATATTTCCGCCAATCTTATGCTCCCCATAAACAACCGCTATCGGAACACCTACCTCCTGAATTGTCTGAGCGCCATTCCAACCGTAAGTAGGCGAACCTTCATCGAGACCGCCTGAGGGCCCACTGCCGAGATTAAAATCAGGCATTCTCGGCTGATTCATGTATTGATATATGGAGTAACCCATCGACAAAACAAAGAAGGCAAATATAAAAGGGTGTGCTACTGCATACGCCGCTATGGCTGAAACAATCCAAGAAACGACAGCCACTACCGGAGCTTTAACCTCAGGAATAATCGTGACCTCATCACCATGCTCGAGCTTAACGTCAAGCTCGCTTATACGCTTTCCGGAAACGATGACACGCTTATCTTTATAATCAAACCCTGACTCATCCAAGAATGCACGTAAAGACTTATCCCTTGAAAAGGTAATCTCCTTAACTTGTGCATCTTCCAATTTGAAAGGATTGTCAATATTCCGTATTACTACCATTTTCTGTTCCTTAACCTGTAAAACCCTTCTGTTTTTTTGTTCCAGTTATCATCATCAAGTCTTGAAACCACAACGCCTTGTCGACAACAGTGGATAAGCTTTCTATTCTTAAACACAACGCCCGCATGGTTGGCAATACCTC